TCGTCCTGTCGGTCGACGGGCTCGAAGACAATTCCGGCCTGAAGAAGGCGCTGGAGACCGAGCGTGAGACCCGCAAGAAATACGAAAAGCAGATCAAGTCATGGGAGCGCACCGGCAAGACGCCGGATGAAATCGCTGAGCTGCTCGCCAGCGCCGAAGAGGCGGAACGGCAGAAGCACGAAAAGGAAGGCAACTTCGACGCCCTCCTGAAGCAGCATCAGGGCAAATGGGACAAGGAACGGTCTGACCTGGCGGCAGAGCTTGAGGCGGCGAAGGCATCCGAACGCGGCGCCATCGTCAACACCTCGCTGATGGCCGCCCTGACCAAGGCCGGCGCGACGGAAGAGGGTATCGACCTTCTGCCCGATCGCCTGTCCAGCCGCATCAAATTCGATCGCGATGGCGACAAGCGCGTCATCAACATCGTGGCTGCCGACGGTGTGACACCGCTCGCTGGCTCATCCAAGGACGGCACGGCAACCTTTGACGATCTCGTCAAGGAAGCCGTCGACAAATACCCGTCGCTCTTCAAGGGCAGCGGGGCAGGGGGCAGCGGGAAGCAGCCCGACAGCAAGGCCGGGAGATCCGGTATCACCAAACGCTCTGACCTCAAGACATCGAAGGATCGCGCAGCGTTCATCGATGAGCACGGCCTCGAGGCTTATCAGAAGCTTCCGGTCTGATCAGAGCGGAAATCGCAACCCGGTTTGACTGAAAGGATCTCACAATGGCAACCGGCAAAGCATCCGATTTCAAGGTCTATCAGGAATACCTGCAGACCCGCATGACCGAAATCCTCACCCAGAACGGCGACGCATTCAACGCCGCTTCGAATGGCGCAATCGTCATGACGACGGCGTCCAAGCGCGGCGACTACGAATACGAAGCCTTCTTCAAGTCGATCTCCGGTCTCGCATCGCGCCGTGACACGACTTCGGTGTCTAGCGCAACCGACCTCGCCCTGACCCAGGACGAGTTCATCCGCGTCAAGCTGAACCGCAAAATCGGTCCCGTCGCCAACACCCGCGACTCATTCCGCAAGATCATGGCCCGTTACAGCCAGACCGAGTTCACCGATATCATTGCTGAGCAGGCATCCAACGCCCAGCAGCTTGATATGCTGAACTCCGTCCTGCGTGCCGGCCGTGCTGCCCTCGCCAACCAGTCGAGCGTCCTCTACGACGGCACGGCTGGCACCATGTCGACGGCAACCCTCGTCAACGGCCTCGCCAAGTTCGGCGATGCTGCTGACAAGGTCGTCTGCTGGGTCATGCACTCGAAGGCCTACTTCGACCTCGTCCAGTCGCAGATCACGGCGAACATCGACGGCATCTCCAACTTCAACGTCCAGACCGGCACCCCGGTCACGCTGAACCGCCCCGTTGTTCTCTCCGACTCTGCGGCGCTCATCGCGGGTTCGCCGAGCCAGTACTACACCCTCGGTCTGACTGCTGGCGCGCTGCTGGCGGAAAGCTCCGAACAGGATGACATCGTCATCGACGAAGTCACAGGCAATGAAAACCTGATCGTCCGCATTCAGGGTGAATACGCCTTCAATGCCGGCGTGAAGGGCTTCAAGTGGGACGTCGCCAACGGCGGCGCCAACCCGAACGATACCGCGCTTGCGACCGGTTCCAACTGGGACACGGCCGTCACGTCCTACAAGGACTTTGCGGGCGTCGTCATCTCGACTGACTAATTGAGCGAGTGACGGGGTCAGCAATGGCCCCGTCATCATCTTATCAAGCCAAGGGACTGACGATGTCTGAAAAGCCGATTGCCTATGAGCCGCATCCGGTATCGCCGGAGCGCAAGGCCGAACTCGTCGCCGCTGGTTTCAGGATCATCGATGCGGTGTATGCGCCGAAGGGGATTGTGAGCGGATCCAAGCCCGTTGCGCTATCCGATGACGAACTGCGCGCGGCAATCAAGGAAGCGACGGGCAGAGCCCCGCATCCGCAGACCAGCCGCTTCAAACTGCAGACCCAATACAACGCCCTGACCGCGGAGTAAGACCAATGGCCCTTGATGCGACGGTAGGCGGTGCGAACGCCGACAGCTACGCCACGCTGGCCGAGTTCAAGGCGTATGCCGACTCCATCGGCTTCGTGAACAGCTATTCGGACGATGATGTCGAGACCGCCATGCGCAAGGCGACCCAGTATCTTGATCGCGCCTATCGCGGCAAGTGGAAGGGTTTTCGCTCCGATCGGGATCAAGCCCTCGCATGGCCGCGGACATCCAGCCAGGACTTGCCGGTCAACTTCCTGACGCCTTCGTTCACAACCGGCGTCATCGACGAGGACGGTTATGAAATCCCGTCCAACATCGTCCCGAAGCAGGTCAAGGAAGCCGAATACGAGGCAACCATTCTCAGCCTCGGTGGCTCAGACCTGCTGCCAACCTATCCGCGCGGCAATGCCATCAAGCGTAAGAGGGTCAAGGCTGGTCCGGCAGAAGTCGAAACCGAATACATGGAAAGTGCGTCGACCCGCGACCGCTATCTGACCATCGAGGGGCTGCTCTACGGTCTCACCAATAGCCAGCCAGGCGCGACGTCGGGCTCCGGCACGCTGATCAGGGCATGAACGAGAAGCTGGAGAACGTCTGATGGCCATCTCTCTTGTGGAAAAGCGCCGGGAAATCGACCACGAAGTCATCGATATCCTTGAGGACGCGCTCGCCCTTGCTCGTGAGGGCAAGATACGCGATCTCGTCATCGGCTACACGGACGATGAGCAAGGGTTTTTCACCCGCTGCACCTATGAGCGCTTCATCGCGGCGCTCGGTCTTGCGGAAATGCTCAAGATCGATGTGGCGAATACGGCCGATCAAGGGACGGAAGGCTAATGAGCACGACGGTTGCCGCCATTGCAGCAGAAGCCTTTACAGCGGTCGCTGAGGAGCTTCCGGACGTCATCAAGTCCTGCACCATTACCCGCACCGTGCAGGGAGCCTACGACGCCACCACGGGCGCTTATAGCGTCACGACCACCACCTACACCGGGCGCGCGCTGATCGCGACTGGCGGCACGGTGGAGGGCGGTGTTGCGAGCACCATCAAGGATATGTTCCCGAACTATGTCGCGGGTCCGGCTGACGTGGTGATCTTTATCGAAGGGCTTTCGACCGCCCCGAAGGAAAATGACACGGTCACGATCGGCGGGGTTGCCAGAACCATCAAGGCAGCGGGCGATATCGTCGGCGCCGGCTCTTTCTATGTGGTGATCGCGGTATGACCAACATTGTCGCCGTAGCCTCTGATCGCAGCCATGTGCTCACCGAGGAGGCGACCAGTTGGACGTGGTCCAGATGCTCGACGCTCAAGGTGACGAGACGGACGACCCTGACGAGGCGATGGTCGTGATTGTCCGGGTGCCGAATGGCAGGTTTGGTGTGGTCGATCTCAGCTATTTCACCGAGAAGGCGGCGGTTCACTGATGGCCCAGAATGCCTTCGACTTCGCTCTCAGCCTTGAAAAGCTCGCGGAAGAGCTGACGGACGACCTGATGCAGCAAGTGACCCAGAAGCTCGCCATACAGGCGCTCTCTGGCGTGGTCTTGAAGTCACCGGTCGACACCGGTCGCTTCCGCGGCAACTGGAATGTCTCGATCGATACCGCTGATCGATCGGTCTCCGATGCAACCGACAAGGAAGGCTCGGCCACCATCACCAAGGGAACCGGCATCATCTCCGCGGTCCCGCCATATCGCACGGTCTGGCTGTCCAATTCATTACAGTACGCGGCTCGCCTTGAAACGGGCTGGTCGAAGCAGGCGCCGGCCGGGATGGTTGCGCTCACGCTTGCCGAACTCGAAAGCCAACTGAGATGAGCCTGGAAACCGAACGCGCCGCGCTGGAAGGCCGGTTCAAGACGGCGTGGGATTCCACCCACCCGACAATGAAGGTTGGCTACGATGGCCACACCTTCGAATTTGTCCGCAACACCACGTCGATCCGCCTCAAGATCGCCGATGGGGAAGCACAGCAGATCAGCTTTGGCGATCCCGGCAACAACCTGGTGCGCAACGTCGGCATTCTTCTTGTCCAGATCGCAACACCCGGCGGGGCAGGGACGGCTGGCATCCGCGCCCTCGAAGACGAGGTCATGGACCTTTACCGCAACCAGACATTCGGCGGCGTTCGCTGCCGCATTCCATACCCGATGGGCCGGGACGAGGAACCGCCATTCCTTGTTTCAACCATCTGCATCCCCTTCGAACGCGACGAGCATAACGGCTAGCAGCACTGCCCGGTTGACGGGCTTTTCTTTGGTGAAAGGAACCCATCATGAGCATTGCAGATACCTCAGGCACCCGCCTTGCCTACGTCGCGGAATCGACGGAAGGCACGACTCCCGCCTCTCCGACCTTCCAGAACCTCCGCTTTACCGGTGAATCCATCGTCGGTGAAAAGCAGACGGTCACCTCCAACGAAATCCGTCCCGACGGCAACGTCCCCGACGTCACCAAGGTCGGGCAGATGGTCTCCGGTGGCTTCGACTTCGAACTCACCTATGCGACTTTCGACAGCCTCTTGGAAAGCGCGCTGCTCGGCACCTGGGCGTCCGACGTCCTGAAGAACGGCCGTGATCGTCACGCCTTCACCCTTGAGAAGACCTTCGAGACCGGCGCGACTGATGTCTACCGGCGCTATAAGGGATGCCTGATCAACACCACGACGCTGAACTTCCAGGCCAAGCAGATCGTCACCGGCAACATGACGCTGATGGGCCGGGATTTCTCGGCTGGTGCGGCTGCTCTCTCCGGGGCGACCTATACCGCGGGCAACACCAAGGCGGTGATGAACTGCTCGTCGGACTTCGCGTCCCTTGCGATCGGGGGTGTCTCCCCGGCGCTGCAGATCCGCTCGATCCGCCTCAACCTCAACAACAACCTGCGAGCACAAGACAAGATCGGCTCCTCGGCTCTGGCTGGCGTCGGTCTTGGCCAGCATGTCGTCACCGGCTCGATCGAGGCGTATCTCGAGAACAAGGCCGTGCTCGATCTGCTCGACAATCACACGGCCTCGTCGCTGTTGTTCACGGTCGGCTCGGTCTCGGGTGAGAAGTACACGATCAGCCTGCCGAAGCTCTATATGACCTCCGGCGATGCGGCGACACCGGGCAACAACCAGGACGTCATGGTCAATATGGACTTCCAGGCCGTGATCGACACGAGCGGCAGCCCTGCCAACAACTGCTCGATCAAGATCACCCGCGCGGTATCCTGATGGCAGTCGTCCGCATCATCCCAACCCATGACTTCGACGGCTATCCGGACGGGCTGAAAAAGCAATCGTTCGCGGCAGGCGTCGAAGCCTCCGTCCCCGATCACTACGCCAAACTGCTGGTCGCCAAGAATGCGGCGATCATGGCCAAGAAGACCTCTCCCGACAGCGAATAGCGTGCACGCTAGGCCGTGGCGGGTGTCGGGCTCGTCACGGCCACCCTTTCCCGACAATGAAGGACATCCCGATGAAAATTGATGGTTTCATACCAGCAGACAAGACGATCGCGCTCGAGGAAGGCGTGACCTTCCACTATGCCACGCCGTATGGCGATGTGACGGTGATCTCCAAGATTGCCGGCGACGATAACGAAGAGTTCACGCAGGCCTTTGTCAAGCTCTCCCAGCGGCATCAGCGCGAGGGCAAGCTCGGGCAGGTGGATCCGGCCAAGCAGTTTGCCGACATCATCCGGCTCTACGCCACGACCGTTGTCCTGAAGTGGTCGACCACGGCGAAGTCGGACGGCAAGCAGATCGATCCGACCACGGACAATTTCGTGGCGATGATGGAAACCACCGCCTTCCGGCGCGTTTTTGCCCTGTTCCAGGAGGATTGCAGCGACCTCTCCAACTTCCGCAAGGTGCAGGAAGAAGACATCGCAAAAAACTGATCGACGCCCTGCTCTGGAACCTGGAGTGGGGCGAACAGCTTGAATTCCTAGAGGACATCGAGCGGGACACCGGCAAACGTCCGGCAGCACTGGACAGGCGGGTAACACCCGATCCCGCCAATGCTCTCTTCTGGAGGGCGTTTCAGATCCTCTCCAGGGCTCGCCGATCATCCTTTGGCGGTCTCTCCGACATCGTCCTCGCGGACATTCTCGCCTATGCCGACCTGATCGGGTTGAAAGACTACGATCTCAGGTCTCAGCTCTGCCGGATCATCATCGATATGGACGCGGCCTTCCTCGAATGGTTCCGCGCCCGCAAACCCAAACCGAAACCAAAGGGCTGAAGCCATGGAAAGAGGCGTATCGCTTTATATCGATCCGTCCGGCGCGCAGACCGGCGGTCGGGTGGTCAAGCGCGAGTTCCAAGAGATTGGACAGGCTGCGGTCACGGCCCAGCAGCGCATCGACCAGAT